GGCGATTGCGTGGCGCGCAGAGCCGACCGTCAAGCCGCCGGACCGGATCAAACCGTTGATGGTCGGACCTGAGAACACCGTCACATTGAACGATATGTGGTCAACAATGAAAACAACTAGGAGTGGAAGATTATGAGTGGCGTAAGCAATCCGTATCGGTATTTTTATGAGCATATCGCGGCGTCACAGTCGGCGCAGGTTCTCGGCCCAACGGGCGCGGTAGGCGACTATCTGCATCGCCTGATCTGCACGGTCACAACTGGCGCGACTGGCAATGTTGTGATTGTCGATGGCACGGGTACGGGCATTCTCACGCATACTGTCCTTCCGGCCAGCGTGTCTGTAATCCCCGGCGTGTACAACGTCGAACTTAATGCTGTTTCAGCCAACGGCGCGTGGAAGATCACCACGGGCGCTGGCGTAGAAGTCATGGCCGTTGGTATCTTCTCGTGAGCAAGGCTGGGCTTTACGCCAACATTCTTGCAAGAGCAAAGCCGCAGCAATATCGAGCAGGAATAAATAATGGCTGAAGCTGACCGCTTAGCAGCTGCGCTGAGATACCAGCAAGGCATGGCGTTGCCGACACCCGAACCTGACAGCATGGTTGGTCGGGCGCTAGACGTTGCCGCCCAATGGGGCCGCGGCGTGCAAAAGAACGTCAGCGATTTGGTATCGCCGACTGCATGGGCAGAAGCGTTAAAGAATCCGCCGCGTGGCGTGCTCTCGCAAATGAATCCTGAGAACAAGCAGGAGATGATTGGGCAAGGTATTGACGCTGCATTGAACTTTGGGCCTGGTGTGCTCGGCACTATGCGTGCGGTAAGCAGTAAACTGATGGCGGCGCCACAAGCCGAAGCATTGCGCCTAGCACAGCAACGCGCTGCGCTGCCTGTAGATCAGGGTGGGTTGGGGTTGCCTGCTGGCAATACGCCGCAACAAAGGGCGGCGGCAATGGGTGCAGAGTTTGGATGGGGGCATGGTAGCAATAATCCAGATATAACAACATTTAAACCATCAAGAACAGGTGCTCAAGGCCCAGGAATTTATGCAACAAATTATTTACCAGAAACTAATATGTATTCATCATTAAAAGATACGGGCGGTACTTCATATCCATTGGCTGTTTTTAAAGATGAAGCATTAGTTTCAAAATTAAACAACGCTTACGATGAATTAAAAGTTTCCGCAGATGATGAATTAATTTCTGAATTATTCAAAAAAAATAAATCAGCAATTATTACTAATCAAGAACCAACGCCCGATTGGTTGTTAAAACAAGGCGTTTTTGAATACCCAGAAAGACAGCATTATGTATCTGTCAACCCTGACAACTTTCGTTCCCGCTTTGCCGCCTTTGATCCGTTTCGAAGAAACGCTGCGGTTGCTGCCGCTATGGGCGTGGCTGCGCCAGACTTACTTGCACAGGAAAACAAATAAATGGAAGCCACCAGCACCGGCGTGCAGAAATACCTGAATATCGTCAGTCAATACGACAACGAATTCAAGAAGTGGGAAGCGCGCGCGGAAAAGATCGTCAAACGCTATCGTGACGACAATCGCAGCCAGAATACTAACGAAACCGCGAAATTTAACATTCTGTGGTCCAACGTGCAGACGCTGATCCCTGCTGTTTACGCCAAGCTGCCAAAAGCGGTGGCCGAGCGCCGGTTTGGTGACAACGATCCGGTGGGCCGCGTGGCGTCTGAGCTGATTGAGCGTGCGCTTGATTACGAGATCGAGCATTACCCTGACTTCCGAGCCACAATGCGCTATGCCGTTGAGGACCGGTTCCTCGGTGGCCGCGGCACTGCTTGGGTGCGCTATGAGCCGCACGTTCGAACGCTTGACGTTCCAGAGGATGGTTTGCAGGTCACCGAGGACATTGACAATGAGCCAACACAAACCGCAAAAGGCGCCGAGAATACCGAGAATCAGGACTACACCGCGGGAGAGACTGAGCCGCAAGAAGAAATCGAATACGAGTGCGCCCCTACCGACTACGTTCATTGGAAGGATTTTGGGCATAGTGTCGCACGCACTTGGGAGGAAGTAACCTGCGTCTGGCGCTGGGTCTACATGACACGCGAAGCACTGACAGAGCGTTTCGGCGAAAAGATGTCAAAGAGGATTCCGTTGGACTCAGGACCGGAAACGCTCAAGAGTTATGGCCAGAGCAACAAAGAGCGCACCCGCGCCAAAGTGTGCGAGCTGTGGGATAAAGAAACCGGCAAGGTCTATTGGTTTACGAAGAACTACAACGAGCTGATTGACGAGCGCGACGATCCGCTTGAGCTTGAAGGATTCTTTCCATGCTCAAAGCCTCTTTACAGCACCACGACCAGCGACACCTTGATTCCGGTGCCGGACTTTGTGCTTTACCAGGACCAGGCCAACGAGCTGGATATTCTCAGCGACCGTATTGATGGACTCGTCAAAGCACTGCGGATTCGCGGCGTTTACGACGCCAGCCAGCCGGCGCTGCAACGCTTGCTGACCGAGGGCGACAACAACACGCTGATTCCGGTCGACAAATGGATGCAATTCAGCGAAAAAGGCGGGCTAAAGGGCGCTATCGACATTCTGCCGATTGACGAGCTGGCCAATGCGTTGCTGAACTGCTACCGGGCAAGAACAGAGATCAAAGCTCAGATTTACGAGATTACCGGCATCAGCGACATTATCCGCGGCGCCTCAGCGGCAAGCGAAACTGCGACCGCGCAGCAGATCAAAGGTCAGTATGCCGGCCTGCGCCTGCGCTCAATGCAGGAGGAAGTCGCACTGTTTGCCAGCGAGTTGATCCGGCTAAAAGCCCAGGTCATGTGCAATAAATTCCAACCGCAAACGATTATGCTCTACGCCGCTGCCGGCCAAATGAGCCAGCCCGATCAGCAGATGATCCCGCAGGCCATGCAACTGATGCAGGACAAGCCGCTGCGGAACTTCCGCATCGAGGTCGATGCCGACAGCCTGGTGCAAATCGACGAACAGCAGAACAAAAAAGACCGCGTGGAATTTCTGACCGCATTCGGTGGATTCATGCGTGAAGCATTACCAGTCGGCCAGCAGTCACCTGAACTGGTGCCGATGCTAGTCGAACTGATCAAATTCGGTATCGGTGGCTTTAAACAAGCCAAACCGATTGAGGGCGTGCTCGATGTGGCGCTGGAACAGATGAAACAGAAACAAGCCGGACCGCAGGAACAGAAGCCCGATCCAGAAATGATGAAGATGCAAGCGCAACAGCAATCCGATCAGATGCGCGTGCAAACCGACACGCAGGTCGCCCAGGCTAAGATGCAGGCCGAGATGCAAATGACGCAAGCCAAAACGCAAGCAGAGATGCAGATTGAGCAGATGAAAATGCAATACGCAGGCCAATTGGAACAGCAAAAGCTGCAATTCGAGGGCCAGCTTAAAAACATGGAAATGCAGGCCGCAAAAGAGCGCACCGAACTGGAAGCGGCAACTAAGATCATGGTGGCAAGGATCGGCGCCAATCCGGGCTTAGATATACCGATGATCGAAGCGCAACAGGCCGCAAGCGAGAAGGTCAGCGCTGAGCTGGGCGAAAACGTCAAAATGGCCATCGACCACATGGCGCAGATGCACGAGAACATGGCAAACATGCATGGCGAAACCATGAACCGCATCGGCGGTGTCATGCAAACATTGGCAGCGCCTAAACGCATCGTGCGCGGTCCTGACGGTAAAGCAGTCGGCGTGGAGGTGGCAGCATGATCGTTACCACGACCAAAGGCGAGATGGACGATTCACTGCTCGAAAAGCGCGAGGGATCGGTCGACAACGACAACGAAAACACGACATGGGTGGAATACTGGCTTGCCGACGAGCTGGTGCACAGATCCGCGCATGTCAGGTTAAAAAAACCGATGATTTCAATATCCGAGGCAGGGAGTTTCCCCAATGGCTAACACGCAAGCAATGTGCACCAGTTTTAAATCAGAAATCCTCTCCGGCATTCACGCTCTGGGTACCACTGTTACTCGGGCAGGAACGGGCGCGGACACGATCAAAGCCGCGCTGTATCTGGCAAGTGCTACTGTAAACGCTGCTACGACCGCATACAGCGCCACAGGCGAGGTTTCCGGCGCTGGCTATAGTGCCGGTGGGGTCACAGCAACAAACGCCACAGCGCCCACCTCAAGCGGAACCACAGCGTATTGGACGCCGAGCGCAAGCTTTACTTACACGACCGTCACGCTCACCACATCGTTCGATTGCGTGCTCGTCTACAACAGCACCCAGTCAAATAAGGCAATTTCAGCCCACACCTTCGGCGCTCAAACGATCACCGCAGGCACGTTTGTGCTATCCATGCCGACCAATGACGCCAGCAATGCACTTATCCGCATTGCCTAATCTATGGCACAAGGCGCATGGGACACCGGCACCTGGGATGATGCCCTATGGGATTCGTTGCCCGTCACCGGCAATTCTGCAACCGGATCGCCGGGTAATGTTGGCGCGACCGTCACGATTGCGCTATCCGGCGTGCAGGCAACTGGTCAGGTTGGCAACGAGGACGAGGCCACAACGGTTCCAGTTACAGGCACAGGGGCTACCGGCGCCGCGGGCACCGTTGGCCTGGTCATCACGGTTTCACTGTCTGGAAACAGCGCAACTGGCGAGGTTGGAACGGTCACAGTGGTGCCGCAGCCGGTCATCATCATTGACGACACGCACGACGGCCGACCGTTTAAAGAGCAGCTTGAACGCGACCGCAAGCTCAGAGCAAAGAAAAAACAGGCAATTCTTGACGCTTTTGAGCGCATCGTCGAAGGCCGGCCAGAGATCGCCGAGGAAATTGCAGCACCTTATGTTGTTACGCAATCAAAGGCCAAATCGGCCATCAATTACGACGCGCTGTTTGCCGATCTGGACCGCGTACAACGGATCTGGGATACCCACCTTGAAATGGATGATGAGGACGTTCTGACACTGCTATGAGAAAACAATACGTGCAAATCAATGGCGAGCTGG